AAAATTATAATGAGGCATCTTCCATACCCGCAACACGCAATTTAATAATATTACTAACTTGCCACTGTTTAATGTCAAGTCCTTTAATAATTCCCAACCACTTGTTGCGCAGTAAGGCAAACTCGTTAATAATTTTTTCGAAATCAATAACATCGGATTCACCATCAACGAACTTTTCACAATCTCTACTGCTTAAAGCTCGCTGATAGCTCTCCAAATATTTTCTAAAATGCTGACTTCTTAACCTACGTAGTTCGATGTTAAGGTACTCTAGAATTGCTTCTATTTCTTGTAATTGGTTAAAACGATGTTCAACAATACCAGGCATCTTTGCTGATGCTTGTTCAACAATACCACTAATACGCACTTCTTGTTTAGCTGAAATTAATTCATTTTCAAAGTGTGTAATAGCATCTGGTATGTTGCTGATATCTTTTGAAACTTTGTCATACCAATTACTCATTTAGTCCTCGTCATCCCATACGTCATCGTTTTCGTCGTAGTCTCCGGTGTCGTCATACTCACTATCTTCAGATTGGTCGACCGCATATTCGATCGCATTATCTAAGTGACTATCAATACCCATCATTCCTTCGATGGTGCTTTCCGGTACATCAAAATCTGTTAAGAGATTGACGTAATTATAAGCAAGGTCTTTTCTTTTATTTTCTGGAACATAATCAACTATTGTGCTCCAAAGGTCGGCTAAGAATTCCGTGTTCATTATTCGCTTGTCTCCGTTTGAGGTTCTTCTACTTCTTCTGTAATTACCTCAACTGGTTCAGCGATGTCTGGTTTATTGGCAATGTCCTTCATGATCATATCAAGTTTCTCACCTGTCCATTGCTTACGATAATCCAGATGTACTTCTCCGTTAAGGTCAACGTATTTAAGTCGGTTGCCTTCTTTATTAAGGATACCTTTTGCTTCAAATAAATCAACAAGACCACTGTATGGGTCCATTCCAGTTTCATATGGAATCTTAACCTGTACTGATTCAAACGGTTTAGCGTAACGTGTTTTCATAACCTTACAAGCGGCTCTAATACCACGTACATCTGTTACTTTATTACCATCTTCATCTTCTTTTAGTTTCAATTTACGCATAGCAACAACAATACTACTTGCGTAGATAAATCCTTGACCACCTGAAATTTTATCATCTGGATCAAACATATCTTGCGAAGCGTATGTGTGATTAGTTGCTACTAAGCCTACGTTATGACTACCAAACATATTAACTGAGTTACGTACAAGTGCTGTTAGTGCTTTAGGCTTACGACCCATATCACCTTTTAAATCGCCTTTGTCGAACTGATCAACATCTGTTGGTGTTAGTAACATACCTAACGAGTCAACTACAAACAGTACTTTAGGTCGATCTTCTTCGGCCATTTCTTTGTAATCTTTCATGAACAACGATACAGTTTTTGCTACATCGTCAATCATGCTCATATTAAGTTTCATAAGTTTTTCTTCACTTGTATCAACATCTAGTGCTTGTAACCATGCTTCGTCAAGTGCGTTCTCTGAGTCAATAAGAACTACAAAAATGCCTTGCTCTTGTGCGGCTTTAACAATATTTGCTGAACAGAAATAGGATTTACCACTACCTGATTCTCCTGCGAATACAGTAACTTTTCCTAGTGGTACGCCTTTGTGGAAATCACCACTGATCAAATAGTTAAGAGCATAGTTACCTGTGCTTACCCAATCAGTAGGATCATTAAAGCCAATACCAAGTCCGTTAATAGACTTTGTAATGTCTTTTCTAAATTTAGAAATGTCAAATGCTTTTGCCATGTTTACTCCTTAGTTGTGTAAGTGGAAGACCTCGCTGGATACCGGATGGAGGTTTTTTGCCGGAACTTCCACTAAACTTTTTTAGCCGTTTTGACGTGAACGGATTTGTGCCAAAATGTCTTGTGCTCTGCTGTTTGCTTCTGGAGCAGGAGCCGCTTCTGGCGCAGGTGTTGGAGTTGGCTCAGCAGTTGGTGCCGGAGCAGACTCAGCAACAGGTTGTGGTGCCGGAGTAGCATTTGCTACTGGATCACCAGTTGCTTGACTCATACCTGCTGGACGAAAGTATTGTCCAAATTTATCCATATCGTATGCTTCACCGTCTACTGACGCTTCAAACATTTCCTTCATCACTTTAAGTTCAACTTCACCTGGCTTCTTAGGTAAAAAGTCAGACAAGTTAAACAAGCCGTGTGCGTCGATTGCCGCTTTCTCTTCATCGCTTAGTGGACGCTCGTTTCTGCTCCACTTAGATGTTGAATAGTCAGCATATCCGCCTTTGCTTGTTTTAGCAATACGGAAATCTACACCGTGTTCAAAGTCAGTTGGAAGTTCATTAAGTTCTGGATCCATTAACGCAGACTTAATAGTCTGGAAAATCTGTGGACCAATAATGAATCTACGAATTGGATTCTCTGGAGTATTTTCTTCATTAAGCGGATCTTTTGTTACAAAGCCTTGGAAGATGTATGAACGTTTCTTCCAATACTTACGACCCATATCTTCTAGTGATTTGTCTTTAAACCAACCACGTACTTCAGATAGGATTGGACAAGTATCACCCCACATCTCAACACATGGTACCTGTACAATTACAGGACGACTTGATGTGTCGCCTTTGATGCCTGCGAAAGGCAATTTAATCATTGCTCTTTCTGCCCAAAAGAATGTGTTATTTGAATCACCATCAGGTAAGAAGCGAAGTGTTGCTTCACTGCCTTCTGACATGTTCCAATGTGGGTAAATTGCGTTGTCGCCGCCGCCTTGTGAACCGCCTGTGCGGGTTTGAGCTTCTTGAAGTTTTGCTCGGATTTCTGCTAAAGTTGCCATAGTTTATGCCTCCTTGTAATTTTGCCTTCTATGTGCTTTGTGCCTATTAAATGTGTAGCACAATGTATATACTACACAATACTATTTAGTTTGTCAACTGTTTTGTTGCCAAAAACTGGATTAGTATATCCAAATTAAACGCAGTCGCCTTGATCTGCTAGTTTGATGTAGATTCCTCTATCGTATTCATCTTTGGTTATCCATCTACCTAGATTGTAAACGCATAATCTGCCATCTTCACTAATTGCTTGTTGTCCTTCAAATGGTTCTGGAATTTCTTTTACTACAATTTTCATAATTATTCCTTAAAAATAAGCACCCCTAAGGGTGCTTACAAATACGTTATTACTTATTCATTACATACATTGTAACTTCAAAACCAAAACGCATTTCTTCAAATGTAGGTTTAGTCCACATAATGTTTCTCCTTTCTTAAGAGTTTTATGCGAACAGTTCATGGGAGAGTTTACACAAGTCCCATTTGAGTTCACCCAAAAAAATAGTGTAGCAATTTCTTACTACACTACTATTTAAACACAGATTGACCTAAAAGTCAACCATGATTTTCATTAAAATTTACTAAGTTCTTTAATACGAGCTAATTCGTCTGTTGATTCGTTTGCTCTCATTAGTGCCTTTTTAACACTTGGATGTTGCGATAATCCTTTAGCAATCTTTTCGATTGTAGCAACAGCACCACTATAATTTCCTTGATGATATCTTGGATCATTTAGTACACCAAATGCCATTTTAATTTCTTTGTCCGAGTAGCCCATGTTATCGTGTTTCTCAGAAAGTTTATTAATAAAGCCTTTTGCTACTGATGCCGCTCTGTCACCAAATTTCTTTTCTACCATAGTTAATACGCCTGTTTCGCCTTTTGGAAACTTGCCTGTTTCTCTATCGTAAAAACTGTAAATGAATTTTGCTAGTTCTTTTGAATCAGCCTGTTCTGTTGTTTGTACAGATTCTTCTGTTTCTTCCATGTCGCCAAAATCAAGTTCTGACATAACTTCAGGTACGTTTACTTCGACCCATTTTTTAATTAAAGGTCTAATACAACGATCTGAATCTTCTTTTGATAATTCTTTTATACGTTGTTCTAATCTCGGATCGTCAATAATGCCTTCTAAACTTTGAATAGCATTTGATCCATCTACGCCTGATGGAAAATGTTTGTCAATTAATTTGTTTAAGTCTGTAATTGCTTGACGCTGTTCGTCACTGTCTGAACTTTGAATAGCACTAGACTCGCCAAGTTCATTAACCCATGATTCAAATTTGTCAAAGTGATTTGATAGTTTTTCCTTTCCGCTTTCGACTACGTCGCTTTCTTGATCAACTTCATCCTCTTTCATCAAACGATGAATAATAGGAAATACATCTTTCATTTCTTCGTTGAATTTTTTAACTGTGAACTTTGATGTTAGTTCGTCTACGACTTCCTCAGGTACATCGCTGTACTCAGTTGGAGCAAATTGTTCTTTAAATTGATTGTAATAATTTCTACTACTTAATTTTTTAACTTCTACTTTTAAATTTTCAAGAGCATTTTTACCTCTTTCTACAATTGAATTTGTATCGTCATTTAAAAGATCGTTTCTGTTTACATAGTTACTAAATGATTTTAATTGAGCAATTTGTTCACTAAGGCTTACGATATATTTTCCAATATCGTCATATGGAAGGCCGCCTTCTTGAACGTGTCTTTGCATTGCTCTAGCGCCTGATAGATGAATAAATGGATATTTAAATCTTTCACCTGCTGAATTTTCAATAAACAGTGCTGTAATATTTCTTGCTCTAGCACCTGGACTTGTTTCATCAACTGCCTTGTTATGTTTTACAATAAGTTTTGTATTTTCTAATTTTTGATAACTGGTTTTATTAGTTCCATACATTCCTTCGCTCATTATTGATTCCCCTACCTCTGAAGTTTTTGAATACTGGCTAAGGAAAGCATAATCTCTTTTATCTAGATTGTCTTTTGAAATGTCTCTAGTATCAAAGTTCATTAATCTGCGTTTAGCAAATGCTCTCATACTCTTTAAAAATGTATACCAACCGTCTTTTTGTACTGGATCCATGCTTTCTGTAATTCCTGTACTGTAGTATACTTTCATAGAGGATGGTTCAGCAAGACTAATACTAACATGTCCAAGTGGGTTTTCTCCCTCCATGTAGTCAAAGTCAAAAAATACTGCCTCTTCAGGATTAATGGTAACTTCACCGGTTTCCTTGCCTAGTTTTAGACCAGAAAATCGACTTCTTACCTTATAAAATAGGTCTGTGCTTATGCTTCTTAGATTATCTTCCATGCTTATATTTATCAAAATATGTTGCCGCTTACAAATATCGGCATTGGCATCTGTTCTTCAGTTAATTTTTCCGTCATTTTTTCGTAAATTTTAGGATCCCAGTCACTTAGTACATCAGCCATCCTAATACACAACAACGTAGCACTTACTAGGTCATCGTGTTCACCCGTTTTTGCGTTAAATCCTGTTCCACTAGCAACAAATGTTTTTAGTTCTGAAATTAAAGGTTTACTGTATATTGTCATTTTGTATTTTTCCAGTAAATTTTTCAGTTTTGAACAGGCTGTAATTTTTGTACGATGTGTTGTATTAAACCCTTTGCGGAATCTACGAATATGTCCTTTTCTAATAGGCTCACTCAGGAATAATCCTGGGAAATTTTCTTCTCCAATATCACTAATAACAACAAGTGCGGCTTCACCTAGTGAGTTATTTTCAACACTATAGTAAATTGTAGGAGTACCGCCTTTTTCACCTGCTTGTTCCATGATGTATTTTAGGATTTCACGCATAATTCTAATCTGTTGTTGAACTGGAGTAGTGTTATGACGCCATTCACCTACCTGTTCCATGCTAGGCATCTCAAAAATTTGTATAGCCGCATAGTCACCACCAGTACCGAGAGATGGGTCAAGTGCTACTAGATATGTACACCTTGGATCTATATTTTTATACCAACGAGTTTGACCAGTTGTTAGCACGGGCTCTTTGCCTTCAAGCTCTGCGAGCTTAACAGCATTAATTAGTGTTTCATCAAAGATCAAGAATTCACATTCAAATTCACGTCTGAACCGTTCTTCACCAATTTTTGCCTTTTCAACTCTTGCCCATTCATCATCTCTATCAGGATGTTCACTCCAATGAGCAAAATATGAACCAAACCCGTTAACACCGACCTTTTGTTCGTTTCCGTGTTCATCAAATTTTTTATTTGCTTCAGTCCAAATCATAGCAAACTGGTCTTCGTCACTGTTTGGTGTTGAAGTAATAATACATTTACCACCTGTTGCTA